GGAAGTAGCGATCCATCAGGAGCAGCAAATATAGCTCAACACCAACCTCATATAAATACTTCTACTAATGAATTAAAAATAGCGACATCAGTTTCGGGAGATACTGCGACTTATGTTGTTTTAGGAAAAATAAATGAAGCAAACTTTGGTCATGTTGTAGCAGCAACTCCTGTAATGACAGGTGATGTTACGATGTCATCTACTGGATTTTTAAAAGTTCCTGTTGGTAATAATGCACAGCAACCTGGTCAATCTGGAGCACCTTCAGCAGCAGCAGGACAATTCAGATATAACTCCGACACAGGACAATTTGAAGGTTATACAACGTCTTGGGGTGCTATTGGAGGAGGTGCTGGAGCTACTGGAGGTGGCACAGATGAGGTGTTCTTGGAGACAGGCCAAACTATTACAACTTCTTATTCTTTAACGGCTGGTAAAAATGCGATTACAGTATCGCCTACAATAAATAATAATGTCGAAGTAACTGTGCCAACTGACGCAACTCTTGTTATTCTTTAATTATGAGCTTAGAACTATCAGGAACAACACCAGCGATCAAAGGAGTAGCTGGATCTGTGTCTGCACCAGCTATAACTGGTGATGATGCTGATACAGGAATAAGTTTTCCTGCTGCTGATACTATCAAGTTTTCGGCTGGTGGAGTAGAAAAATTTGCAATTTCAGCAAGCGGTTTGAGTGGCGATGGATCAGGTTTAACTGGAATAAGTGGCGGTGGAATTACACTTGCACAAACTTTTAGACGAACAAGCACTACAGCAACAAATGGTGCTTCAAATTACTTAACAGGTACTTGGGAAAAATCAGATAATACTGCTCAAGGTGGTCTTGGTTCATTTGATTTACCTTCAAGTGGAATATTTACATTTCCAAGTACAGGTTTTTACCTAGTAACTTTTCAAACTTATTTTGAGGATAGTACTTACAGTCAAGTTTGCCAAATCAAAATTGATGTAACAGGCGATAACAATTCATACTCAACTGTTTCCGCTGTCAACTTTGGTACACAATACGATACCTCTGGATACACTTATCAATCAGGTTTTATATCAACAATATTAGACATAACAGATGTTACTAACCAGAAAGTGAGATTTGGAGTTTACAGTAATAACACAGTGAGTTGGGATGGCAGTAACGATGAAGACAGAACTGCTGCAACATTTATACGTTTAGGGGATACTTAATGATTTATAACGTATATACAGCACTTGCATCACTTAAACCAACACAAAAATGGACTTGGGATGGTACAGATTATTCTGGATTGGTATGGAGTGACAGTGGAACAGCACCAACAGAATCCGAAATAAATGCAGAGTTAACAAGGCTTACAAATGCTGAACCAATGAGATTGTTAAGAATAGAAAGAGATAAATTATTAGCAGCTTGTGATTGGAGAGCTAGTTCTGATTTAACACTTGCTACAGCTTGGAAAACATATCGTCAAAGTTTGCGTGATTTACCAGCTACTGCATCGCCTAAACTCGATTCTGATGGTAATTTAGATATGAGTTCTGTTTCCTTTCCTACTGAACCTAGTTAATTATGAGCAAAATATCACTAAAACACTCAGGCGGTAATGTTGTTTCACTCAACTCACCAACCAACGCTCCAGGGTCAGCAGATGTAGCATTTAAACTGCCAAATGCTGATGGATCGGATGGTCAGGCTTTAGTTACAGATGGATCGGGTAATTTAAGTTTTAGTGCTGTTGGAGGCGGTGCTGGTAAGGCTAAAAATTTAATAATTAACGGAGCTATGCAAGTGGCTCAACGTGGTACGTCATCTACATCTGATGGTTTTGGATCTCTTGATAGGTTTATGGCAAATATAGGTGGTAATGATGAAAATGCAACACAATCTCAAGCAGATATAGCAAGTGGAACTACACCCTTTACAACAGGATTTAGAAAATCATTTAAATTTACAAACGGAAATCAGACAAGCGGTGCAGGTTCTGGAGATCGTGTAACTATTTTGCATAGAATTGAAGCTCAGGATATTGCAAATAGTGGTTGGAATTATACAGATTCAAATAGTTTTATAACACTTTCATTTTGGGTAAAATCAAGTGTTGCTCAAAATTTTTATGGATTTTTAAGAACTTCAGATGGTACTATACAACTTTATCCATTTGAAACAGGTTCTTTATCAGCCGATACTTGGACAAAAATTACAAAAACAATTCCTGGAAATTCTAATCTTCAATTTGATAATGATAATCAAATGGGTTTAGAGATTGAATGGGATATGTTTCGTGGAACAGATACAACAGGCAGTATAAGCCTTAATGCTTGGGGTGCATACAACAGTTCTGTAAGAACACCTAATCAAACATCAACATGGTACACAACAAATGACGCAACATTTGAAATTACAGGAGTTCAATTAGAAGTTGGAGATCAAGCTACAGATTTTGAACACAGAACATTCGGTGAGGTACTTGCTTTATGTCAAAGATACTATTTCATACACGCTGTTTCTATTCATAATTCTGGTGGTAATATTGAGATTAATTTTCTACCAGTAAATATGAGGGCAACACCAACAGCAACAAGACTTAGCGGTGTATATTTTGGAGGTGAATCATCAACGGCATTTTCTTCTATTCAAACCTTAACAACTAGTCAGTCGACTGATGTTCTTACTCTTGTTTATGTTATTCAAAATACTAGTGACGCAAATTGTGGTGGAAAATATGCCTTTACTGCGGAGCTATAGTTATGGATAAACTAAAATACAAAAAAGTTAATCACCCAACAGGAGCTATCCAAACTGGATTATCTGGTATTTTAAGAACTGTTAATAGTCAAGGTAATGCTGACAATGCTTTTATTCCATTAGATCCTGATAATATTGACTATCAAGAGTATTTAAAATGGGTAGGATTAGGTAACACCGCAGAGGAGGCTGATTAATGTCAACGCTTAAAGTCACTAACGTAAAACATGAAACAAGCGGACTAAATACCCTTGTATTTGATAACGGTGGAACGTCTGGTGGTAACGGAAGAGTTACTACAAAAGGAACTATCGGAGAAGTTATTACTGTTAGTTATGCTTCGACAATAACGCTGGATTTTAAAACAGGAAATAATTTTACAACCACTCTTACTGGAAACACTACTTTTGCTAATCCTACTACCTTAGTTGCTGGTCAATCAGGTGTTATTTTTATTATTCAAGACGGTACTGGAGGTAGAACGGCAGCATTTGGATCGTATTGGGATTTTTCAGATGGTACAGCACCTACATTGTCTACAGGAGCAAATGCAGTTGATATGGTAGCTTGGATCGCTCGATCATCTACTAAAATTTCTGCACAGTTTGTTGGAAACTTTAGCTAATGACCAGTATAGGAAGTCCATCACCTTTCTTTCTAGCAGGGAAGAAGGCATACGAAGTAGAACGTAGTTTAAGGTTTAATTCTAGTGATAGTGCTTATTTACAAAGGACTCCTAGTAGTGCTGGAAATAGGCAAATATGTACTTTTTCTTGTTGGGTAAAAAGAAGTAATCTTGATACAACTAATTGTCTTGCAAGTGCTTACTCTGCAAATAACAATAGTGATAATATATCAATGAATTTAAGAGAACTAGGCTCTGGAAACTGTGAATTTAGAGTAACTGGATATTTTCACAATTTTAGAGTAACTAATAGATTATTTAGAGATATTTCAGCTTGGTATCATATTGTTGTTGCTTTTGACACAACACAAAGCTCTGCTGATGATCGAATAAAAATTTATATAAACGGTGTACAAGAAACATCATTTTCTACAAGTGGTAATGTAACTCAAAATATGAATATTGCTTTTAACGATACGTCCGTTCATAGGATAGGAACTCAATCTAATTCTTTAAGTAATTATGTTGATGGATATATGGCAGAGGTTAACTTTATTGATGGTTTTCAATACGACCCTTCATATTTTGCAGAAACAGACTCAATAACAGGTCAATGGATTCCTAAAAAGTATGTTGGTAGTTATGGAACAAATGGATATTATTTAAATTTTTCAGACAATTCTGGAACAACTGCAACAACACTTGGCAAAGATTCAAGTGGTAACGGCAATAATTGGACACCAAGTAATTTTTCTGTAGCTACTGGTGCTGGCAATGATTCTGTATCTGATACTCCAACTAATAATTTTTGTACTTTTAACCCTCTTAAAAAAAATATTAGTACTCCAGTAACTTATACAGAGGGCAATCTTCAATATAATGGTGTTAGTGGAAACAATCACTTAAGATCATCTGCAACTATACCTGTAAGTTCGGGAAAGTGGTACGTTGAGTTTAAAATGATATCTGGCTACAGTGCAACAGACGCAACAATTCGTATAGGGATTATTACAGCTTCTGCTGGTCATCGTGATAGTAATAATGATGGTCTTTATTATGAAAATACTAATAATGCTACATCTGTAAATTATGGTGCAGATGGTGCTGTTTACTTAAGTAATTCCTCACAAATATCTGGTTTAACGACCTATACGAATAATGATGTTATGGGTATTGCACTAGATTTAGATAATGACAAATTTTTTGTATCTAAAAACGGAACATTCTTTAGTAATGGTACTGGAACACAAGACCCTGCTGCTGGTACATATCCTCTTTATTCGGGTGGTGTTCTTACTTCTAGAAAATCAGAGGGTTTTGAAATAGCAGTTCAAGGGTATAGTGATAAAGTTATTACAGCAGATTTTGGTCAGCAAGGGTTTGCTTATACACCTCCAACAGGATTCAAAGCTATCTGTACAGCAAACTTACCCGAACCAACAATAAAGCTACCTAATAAACATTTTGATACTTTGCTTTATACAGGTAATAATGGTACTCAAAATATTACAGGATTGAATTTTAATCCTGATTGGGTTTGGGCTAAAAACAGACAAGATGCTGGCTATCACCATGATTTATACGATACAATTCGTGGAAATAATTTAAGAATATTTTCAAGTCAATCACAAGCAGAAACAACAGGATATTTGCAGTTTGGAGTTACAGGAGGATTCAGTCTAACTGCTGGTGGAGGTATAAATACTAATGGGTCTAATCATGTTGCGTGGAACTGGAATGCTGGCGATACAGATGGCAAAACTTATACAGTAAAAGTTCACGATTTTTCTGGAAATAATAGGTATATCTTTGATGATTTTCAAACTGAAGCTGTGAGTATTCGTCTTGCAAAAGGTGGTACTTATATCTTTAACATGGATGATGCGTCAAATGCATCTCACCCATTCAGTATTGGAACGGCAGCTAACGGAACTGTTTATACTTCTGGAATTACATATTTTTTAGATGGAGTGTCAAAAACCTATAATCAATATACATCTGGATTTGCAACAGCTACTACAAGAAGATTACATATAACAGTACCAACAAATGCACCAGTGCTTTACTATTGGTGTTCAGTTCACAGTGGAATGGGAGGACAAGTAGATACAAATTCTGATCTTGGCTCAAGTAATTTTGATGGAACGCTTCAGTCAACAGTAAAAGTAAATCCAACAGCAGGGTTTTCTATAGTTTCTTATACAGTTGGTAATTTTTCTGGTATGACAATGGGACATGGATTAGGTGTTGCTCCAGTTATTGCAATAAGTAAGAAAAGAAGTGGAACAAGTGATTGGTCTGTGCAATTTGTGAATCCTTCAGATTATAGTACAGATTATATGTTTCTTAATAAACAAGATGCCAAAGGAGATACAAGCACTTACTTTACATCTACGACTGTTAAAGATGGCTTTGGTACGGGTTCAAATGGAAGTACAATAATTCAATATGTATTCACGGAAGTAGAAGGATTTAGCAAACTCGGGTCATATGTAGGCAACGGAAATGCTGATGGTGCATTTGCTTTTACAGGTTTTAGACCAGCTTGGATTATCATCAAACAAACTGGACAAATGGATTGGGTTATTGATGATGCCACAAGAAGCCCATTTAACGAATCAAATGCTACTCTTTTTGCTAACTTAAGTGATGCAGAATATACAGGTGGTGCTTATGGTATAGATATTCTTTCAAATGGGTTTAAGGCTTACAACACATATACTCAATATAACCAAAGCGGAGGAATATACATTTATTTAGCATTTGCAGAATCTCCTTTCAAATATG